GGATGATGGAGAAGAAAAGCAACCAGAAGAGCGACTCTCCCGGCCTTGGGAAACTGAATCACTTGCCCAAGATAACGAAAGACGAGCAGGTAACAAGGAAGAAAGCGAGTGAAGGCGAAACCGCTGGAGATAGTCCCGCATCCTAAAGCTCCGTGGTTTAAACGCCCTGATTCGGGGCTGATTCTCACCCAGCTTATCGACGAGATCAGTGGGGGTGATGTTTCTCAGTCGAATGGGGTTTTGATGGAGTTCATCCGTCAGGCGGGATATGTGTCGCTTTGGTTTTTCCTAAAGTGTATCTGCGGGGTTTACGGCCCATTTGATCTCTTAACGGATCACCTTCACGTGGATATGGCGAACGTTCGTCAGATGTGGTTGTATCCGGGGGCGCGTGGGGCGATGTTCTTGCCGAGAGGTCACTTCAAATCGACCATAGTGACTGAAGGTGGGGCAGCATGGGAGCTTCTGCGGAATCCCGATCTTAGGATTAGGATTTCGAACGCCACCGCGGACCGCGCCGCTAACTTCATGCACACGATCAAGGACATTTTCGAGTTCGATGGTTTTGTCCGGGAGCTTTACCCGGAGTATTGTCCGAAGGACAAGAATCAGAGCTATTGGAATAACAAATACATCGTAATGCCGAATAGGGGTAAGCGGTATAGGGAGCCTTCCGTGGAAGCCGGGGGTATTGGGGGTTCTTCCGAGGGACATCACTACGACCTACATATAATTGATGACATGATCGGGAAAAAGGCCCTTAACGCCATGCGACAGAGCAACGTCGTTATGGAGGAAACTAAGAATTGGTTTTGGGGCGCGGATTCGCTCTTGGTCGCTCCGGCCCGTTCGAGGGCCATCGTCGTCGGCACACGGTGGGGGATTGACGACGTTTACGGCGAGATAATTAAAGCGGCCAAGGCGAACCTCGGTCATCCGATCAGGGAGTTCGTTCCGAACCCGGAGGGTGAATACGTCGTCTATTATCGGAAGGCAATAGAGGACGGGAGGATTATATTCCCCGAGAACTTCACACAGGAGTTCTTCGATCGAATGGCGAATATTGGGCCGGATGGATGGTGGGAGTACGTAACACAGTACCTCAACGATCCGTATGAGAGTTCCTTGACGGATCTTAGTGGGTATGATCTGAAGAAGTGTAAGTTGTACCTTGGCGAGGATGATATGTACTACATTGATTTCGAGGGGGTCAAGGAGCCGCTCTGCGATTTCGATGTTGTCCAGGCCGGCGACCCCGCCGCGACGGAGCGGTACATATCCTCAAAGACGTCCAGATCCGCGCAAGGAATTATCGCAACGCACCACACAGGGAAGGTGTTCATTATCTCCCTTCATGTGGGGTTTGTCTCCCCGATAGAGTTCTTCAACTGGTTGTTTGGAGATATGGAGAAGTTTGAACGTTTCATTCGAGCGACTTACCTGGAAACACAGGGAGCGTTTAAGATCATGGGTCCGCTGCTTCGAGAGGAAGAGCAGAAAAGACGGTTGTATTTAAAACTCTGGCCCTCGGGGGCTACGGGGGATAAGGATGGGAGGATCAGGTCAACGCCCGATCCGATTATGTCAAGAGGGGATTTGTATGTGAACGAACCCTACTTTGATGAAGTTCGGATCGAGCAGAGATCGTTCCCACAAAGTTCACGGAAGGATATTCTGGATATGCTGACTCTTGGGGTGACCAACTCAGTCAGGCCCAGCACCCCGGAAGAGATCAGGGCGTGGGAGTCCGAGGATAGTTGGTGGGCGAATAGAACGCGAAATGTTGTGGGGTATTAGGAGGAAGGTATGAGTGATGAAGGGTTGAAGGGGTTTCCATACGCGGAGGACGAGCCTAACGCGGTTTTGCGCTCCCAGGAGGACCTGGAATATGTCCAGGGGACACTTCAAAACGAGATAAACGATGTGTTGAGTGGAACTGAGCGGGGCGAGTTTATCGAGAAGGTTCAGAAATGGCGAAGACAGCGGGAAGCAAGACCGGAACAGGCGAACAAGTCCTTCCCGTGGGAGAAAGCGTCGAATGTGTCCGTTCCGTTGGCTATGAAAAATGGGGGGGCCGTATTCGCGCTGTTGAAGAGGTCTCTCGTCGAACGGGAGCCGTTCTGGACGATAGACACCGACGATATGAATGATGACTTCGTTGGAGAGGCGATTGGGAAGTTCATCCAAGCGCTCGTGGACTCCGAGGATCATCTGAATATGAAGAAGCAACTAACGGAGATCCTTTACAACGTGGGGACGCTCGGGACGCAGGTTATCAAGGTGCCGTGGGTTCTGGACTTCTGGAATGTTAAAAGGAAGGACGCGTCGGGTTCTCTCCAGGCCGTCACCAAGATCAGGAAGAACTCTCCGTCGATCGTTCCTGTAAAGATAGAGGATTTTCTCATTAGACCGCACTGGACGGATGTTCAACGCGCCCCGTGGATGGGACACCTGGTGCGGTTGTTTCCTCATGAGTTGAAACAGAGAGCCGCGGCGGGGGTTTACGATACCGAGGCTGTTGAGGAGGTTCTTTCCTTCGGGGAAAGTACACTCGATGAAACTACCCTTGAGAACTTGAAGAGGTGGGGGATTGAACCGAAAGCCGGGGAGTCGGGTGTTTACAACATCGTCGAGGCGTATATGTTCTACGACGTTGACGGGGATGGGGTGGAGGAGGACATTATCGTTTGGATTCACCCCGAAAGCGGGACGATTCTCAGGACCGACTATAACGAGCTTGGAATAAGACCGTTCGTGGTGATCAAGTACATTCCGAGACCGTTTCAGTTTTATGGGATGGGGACGGGATGGATCTGCGAGCATATGCAAGATGAGATCGACGCGCTCCATAATATGAGGGCGGATGGGATGATGCTCTCAACCCTCCAGATGTATGTAACTCGGCGGGGGAGCGGGTTTCCCGAGGGGATGAAGTTCAGACCCCTTCTGAATATCCCTGTTGATGGAGAACCCGGTAAAAGCTTCATGCCGATTAAGTTCCCGGATATTTCGTATGGGACGCTCCAGGCGGAGATGATGGCCCAGCAATACGCTGATCGGGCGAGCATGATGCCTGACGCCATGATGGGTTTTGAGAACCAGGCTCTGAGAACTCGAAACACCGCTACGGGGACAATGTTTCAGGCCAACACGGCTCAGTCTAACTTCATGTCGATTGTGGATTCCATCGAAGATGACTTTTCCATCCTCGGGCAGATTATCGCGTATCAGCTTGTGTATAATCGGGACAAGACTCAGCAGATGTTCCACCTTATCCCGGAGAAGTACCACGGTGCGCTTGATGAGTTTCTCAATATCCCGATTGAGGACATTCCGACGCGGTTTCGATTCAGGATGAAAACTACCGAGGCTGAGAATACAGAAATGGCGATGAAACAGAGTAGGTTGACTTTGTTTCAGTTGTACTCGATGTACTCGAAAGAGATCATGCAGCTTCTGCCGATTATTTACAACCCCCAGGCTCAGATGCCGCCTGAGATCAAACAGCACGCGGCTAAGTTGTTTGTCGGGGCGACGAATATACTTGAGGATATTTTTAGGGACTTCGGTGAGATGCAGACGAATAAGTATCTCCCCTATATTGAGCATATCGAGATGATGCTCAGGGGGATCGAGGCTATGAAAGCGCAAGCTATAGGAGGTATGGGAAGTGTACGAGCAGGCGGCGGAGCTATACAATCTCCAACCGGAGGAGGTCCGGGTTTTGGTACAGCTGGCGGAGGGGGCGGGATGGCGACTCCTCCGGGACCTTCTCAGAGAGGTGAGGGGTGATTTCGAGGCCCTTCTCGACACGGCGGATAAACCGGAAGATTTATGGAGGGCGCAGGGCGGTAAAAAGGCGTTGGTCCTTTTTGAGAACAAGTTTATGGATATTGTCAAAGCAGGGAGGTTAGAGAATGAGTGATAGAAATGACGAGTATGTGCCGGAAATGCATTTTGTCGATGAGGGAGATGAGTCAGGGGGAGACGGAGCTGAACCGGATGGGTCCTTCACCGCGTATCAGCCGGATATAGAGATCATCGACCCATCTGAGTTGGAGGAGGCGGACCGGAGGGACTTCGACGAAATAAAGGAGGCCCTCAAGGCAACCCAAGAGGAACTGAAGTCCCTCAAGGGTGGATATACGAATCAGCCCGCGAGTGACCCGAACCAAGCAAACGCCATCGCTCAAGCGATTAAGGAAGCGGTGTCCCAGAACCAGCAGCAACCTGAGAAGGCGAGGAGGACCCCGCAACAGCTCGCGGAGGAGATCAATAGCGAGTTTTATGACAAGGGGCCGTATGAGACCATGATGAAGTTTCAGCGGGAGACTATGGGCCCGGTCCTTGATCAGGCGACCGGTCAGATCCTCTCCCTCCAGAAAAGGATTCTCGAACTTGATCCGAATAGGAGTAAGACCTACAAGAAGTATCGAGAGGAGATAGACCGGGAAGTGCAGAGGATGACCCCGGAACAGCGGTTCTATGACTCGGAAGCGTATATCAAAGCGCATGACCGCGTTATGGGCGGACACCAGGAGGAGGTTATGGAGGATAGACTTCAGGAGATGCTTAGAAAAGAGCTGGAGAAGATGGGGGTTACTCCGGGAGGGACGGCTGGAGGGCAGAAACCTAAACCGCAACAAAGGACCTCATTCTCTGAAACCGTGCAGAATCCGGGGAGCGCTAAGGCGGTCGGGAATAAGAAGAAGGTTGCTCTAACCCCCCAGGAGAAGCAGTTTGCCTACGCCCGCGGAATGACGATAGAACAGTACGCCGACTGGAAGTCGCGTCATAATATGTAAGGAGGACTGAATGCAGGGGAAATATGTTGATGAGAAGGTTACTGAGGTAGAGAAGGACGAGGTTGTGAAGGAGGATGTTGTAAAGGAGGAGGTTCATCCTGAAAAGGTAAAAACCTCCGATACACCAAAATACTCCAATATCTCTATTGACACCAAAATCAAAGATGTGATAGATTTAGATTCGAAGGGGTATCTTCTGAACTTTGAATCCGAGCCGGATAAGTTTAAGAAGCTGCCAGAAGAGGTTGTCAAGGAGCTTTCTGGGATGAATCGGGATCGTTACCGGACGTCCTATGAATGCTATAAAGGTGAGATCGACACAAGGGACCACCCGGAGAAGTATAAAACTCCGGGAGTCGAGATCACTTCCAGGTACGCGAGTGCTACCGCGAGACTGGAGATCGAAGGCGAAAAGCCCGGAATGCGCTACTGTTGGGCTACGGACGCCGATGTGAGAAGGAACTCTCGGATGGGTTATAAGATTTGTCATGACCCAGATGTGGAGACCTTCCACAAGGACCCTGATGGGGTTCATAGGGTAGCGGATGAGCGGGGAACGGAACTGGTGCTGATGGAAGCGCCCGAAACCGTTTGGAAGGAACACCGGAAACGGGTTAGAGACCTTTCCAATCGGAGGAAGGGAGCGGTTGAGAACACCGCTGAAAGGAACATCAGGCAGACCGGTTATAAGACGTTCCGTCCCGCGAAGGGTCCAAAGGGAGGGGGACCTGATTTCACTCCCCCTGTGGACGAGACGGGAAAGCCTTTAAATGGTCCTGGGTAAGGGACGTTGTCCCTTATGAAACCATGCAAGGAGATAGATAATGGCTAACACAGATAATCCTAATGGATTTCGATTCGCTAAGGCCCTTGCCGGTTACCTCCAGTTGAGAACCCACACGCTTAAAAGCGGTGAGACCGTTGCCGATGGTGACGCGCTCGCTCTCGATCCGACTACCGGACAGATGATTCTGTGGACTACGAGTTATGATGAGATTTATGGATTCGCCGCCGAAGCCAAGGACGCTTCCAGCGCGGCTGCTTCCATGAAGTACATCCCGGCTCTTCCCTGGTATGTGTTCGAGGGTCAGTGCAGCGGAACCTATGACGCCACGATGGAAAACATCACGTGTGACATCGAAGGCAGTACGGGGGAAATGGAGGTAAATGAGAACGCCCATAACATCAACTGTATCAGGGTTATTGAGCCTGATAAGAACACCGAGATCGGGGCGAACTCAAGGGTTCTGTTCGTGGTTGTGCGAAGCTCCTATACGGGATCGCACTTTGATTTCCCATCCGATGTCAAGACCCAGGCGATTGAAACCGATACCACCCTAAACGCGGCTGACTCCGGTTATTGGAACCTGATTACCGCATCGACCGACGTGGTGATTACTCTGCCCGCTACA